GGCCTATACCAATGTGAAATTCATCCTGCACAAATGGACTCAGCCGTACACGGACAACCGCGGTATTACGCGGAACAAGTGGGCAGGATGGAGCCAGAAGCAGCAGTCGCACATTACGCGTAGCAAAGAGGACTGCATTCAGTGGCACTTTCGTACCGGTAAGTCCATCCCCATTTGGGTCGCGGTGGAGGCATGGGATTTTGGGGATCTCTCGGAATTCTTCGAGTTGCTCAATAGCAAGTATCAGAATCTGATACTTGCGCGCCTCGGTTTAAACAACGCCAAGATGCTTAGCCGGTGGATGCAGCAGATCAGCCATTTGCGCAATCGCTGCGCGCACCATACGCGTATCTGGAATCAAGCCTCTCCTAACCCGTTAACGGTCCCCCCTGAGCCGTATTTTCTGACCTTGGATCTAGATCAGTATGCGCTGAAGCGGCTGTACGGATTAGTCACGGTCATATGGTTTCTGCTGCGGAGGATCGCACCGGCTTCAACTTGGATAAATGAAGTCGCGGAACTGATGGACAGCAAGCCTGCTATGCCCGGCTGTACCTTCAAAGCGATGGGTTTTCCAGATGAAGCCGGGTTACCTCGGAAGCTGTTCGGGGTCTAGTTGGCTTCGGGAGTCTATGGGGTAAGGGAGCGCGAATTGATTGTTGCGGCCCCGTTTGTGGACTTTTGGGCGATTCCGCTTTATAGAGTGTCTGCGTTCATTCATTGAATGGAAATAAATCTGTCCCCTTTTCCGGTTCGTCGCTGATTACTGTCGATACGCACAAGCATACAGGCCCTTTTGGGAAGCTGCAGTTGGTCGGCGGCATTGCCAGTGTTGTCACCTTTCCTCGTTTTTTTATAAAGCACGGCATCGCGAGTGCTGCAGATATAGAGGGCTTTCCACTTTCAATTAGGCGAAAATTAATTATTTTGCAATGGAGTGTAATTGGGTTGCTCGCCACTTTGGTGCTCCTAGTTTCATTATGGGAGTCAGGAGTGCTGAAGTGATGTGGCTGTGGGTTTATGTCGTGTGGGGTCGGTAGCTGGCTGGCTTAAGGCTAGCCAGTTCCGAGAACCAAACTGCAAGCTTAAAACTTAGGTGTATTGATTTGTATTGGCGAGAGGACGCTTGGCTGTAGGGTTTACCCTCGGCGAGACGGGTGAAAAAAACTGGCGAAATAATCTATGAGATCCTGAAATGAGCGTGAGTGTCGCGCACAAAATATTTCGGTGTATCAGCATTATTGGTTTTGGCGGTCTTTTCATTTTCCTTGGCGTTGCGTTGCATTTGGCCTACACCAGAACGGATGTGATGCTGGATCACTTGAAAGACTGCCCATCTATTATGGTTAGGGCTCCATTTAAGAATGGGGGGCTTGGGGAAGGTTATTTATTCTGGCTGCAATCATGGGCGTTATGACTATGCCTGATATTTACCTTCGTGATGGTGGAGCTAATGCTAAGGACCTGGAAAGCTTTCCTCGAGGCCTCAGGCGCAAACTAATTGTTTTGCATTGGAGTGGGGTGGTTTTTATTGTTCTATTGCTTGGGCTTTTTGCAGTCAGCGCACTTGGCCTCGTTTAAGGTCGGTCCCGCTTTTTCGTTCGCACACCGTCAATCATTGGATGACTTTCAGGTAATCCTTGAGCGCGATGAGCGGGGCATCAAGTTGCATGATGGTCTGAATGCTGGAAAATTCAGCCGCCAACCTATGCAACTCCCGCCCCAACGGCTTATCCACACCCCCAACCGCCTCCAACGCCAACCCCACACACTCACCCACCTTCACCTGAATCCCCTCAACATCCCCCCGCCGCACCAGCAACTCAAACACATCCCGCTGGTAATCACCCATGACCAGATCGTCACGCAAAATCGGGCTTGAATCTTCCGATTCATAAGCCAGCTTGAGGGAGAAGAGGGCGACGGTTTCCAGGTGCAATTCCATGGGGGGAATCCTTGTGAAATGTTCCGGCGGTGCGGGTGGCGTGGAGGAGCAGGATCAAAAGCTTCGCCGGCAAGCCGGCTCCTACAGGTCGGCGGCGTGGCGGTCATCTTTTGACAGGCGAAAAAAAAGGCCTTGCTAAGCAAGACCTTTCTTAATTTTGGTGCCCCGAGGGGGCAACGGTCGCTTTGCGGCGGTAACGTACCATATGCGGCAATTCCCTGCGATGCCCGGCTATGCTGGGGATTGGCGATGTCAGGTTAAGACAGTGGACAGCAGGATAGTGCATCTGCGTGTTAGCCTTTACGCCATTTTTACGCCAGGAGGGTGTGATGGCCTCGTATAGGAAACGAAGTGGTGGTTGGCGGGCCGAGGTTGCGAAGCAGGGGGTGCGTGACTCCCAAACCTTCGACACCAAGGCTGCTGCGGTGGCTTGGGCAACTGCTCGTGAAGCTGAAATCCTCATGCAAAACGGGAAGTCCCGTACAAGCGTGTCTATGACTCTGTCGGAAGCCTTGCGCCGATACAAGCGTGATGTGTCCCCTACCAAGGCGGGACAGCGCTGGGAGGAGTTGCGGTTGGATAAGTTCGACCGCGAACTTGAGTGGGTTGGGGAACTGATGGACAGCATAACGTCGGAGCAGGTTGCTCAATGGCGGGATGCAAGACTCAAGAAGGTGAAGACCGCGACCGTCCGACGTGAAATGACACTTCTCTCATCGGTGTTTGAGCTCGCCAGACGAGAATGGAAGACGTGTCTGATCAACCCGGTACGTGATGCCAAACGCCCGAGTAATGGGGCACCCCGTGATCGTCGTGTCGCACCAGGTGAAATCAATGCGCTGCTGAATAGGCTTGGCTTTGTCGAGGGACAGCCACCGGTGACGCTGCTTCAGGAATTGGCATATGCATTCCTCATCGCGATCGAAACTGCCATGAGGCAAGGGGAAATATTAGGTCTGACTGCAAAGTGGGTGAATCTGCGTGAACGCTTCGTCCATCTGCCCATGACAAAAAACGGCACCAGTCGGAATGTCCCACTGAGCAAGCGAGCGGGGGAGTTGTTGGAGCCGCTCTATAAAGGGAAGGGATCGGGCGATCGACTATTCAAACTAGAGTCAGCATCGGCGGACAGTATGTTCCGAAGGATTCGCGACGATCTGGGGATTGATGGTCTGACATTCCACGACACGCGGCATGAAGCCATTACTCGGCTTGCTCGCAAGGTTGATGTGCTCGACCTTGCACGTATCACCGGCCACAAGGATCTGAAGTCCTTGATGATTTACTACAACGCCACGGCATCCGAACTGGCGCAGCGGCTGGGATAAAAAAAGCCTGCGGAGTACGCAGGCTTTTTCAGTCACGCTGTTTGTCTCGACCGCCTTGCTACGGGCAATCTGGCGCGATGTTGTCGCAACCAGGTAATCACCTCTCCCGCAAACCATCGTTTCGCAGCTTTCGCTCCAGTGGCGCAGGGCTGCACGCTCGATGGAAAACCGGGCTGAACCACCACTCTACGTTCAACGGTGTAAGTGGATAGTTTCAGGTAAGCCGCGATGTCCTGTGACGTCCACAACTCGTGCTCAGCGGCGACCGCAGGACGCTGAAGCTGTCGAATTAATTCCTGTAGCGAGTTGAGTAGATCCGAAGATGCCATTGGCATATCAGCGGGCATAGCGGCGCTCCTTAGCTAATCTCGCAGCTAGTTTTTCTGCCATGAAATTGTCCCATTCCTCTGTCTTACGCTGTTGACGTAGCTTGCTGCAGGCCTGGTGTCGGCGTGTCGAACGAGCAAAGCCACAGATGTCGCACACACTGGGCAGATCAAGCCGCTTGCTGGCCATCGTTGGCCGAATTCTTTCTGATCCCGACATCGTCAGTCTTCCTTCGCGTCAGGTAGTTCAGTCAGTTCGACTTCGAAGAATCCGGGAACATCGACTTCGGCACCGATCACCCGAATACCGCACCAGCCGTATGGTTGCTCGTCCGCCTCACAGCCACCAAAACCCTCCGTGCTGTGCAGGTCATGGGTCCAGCTCGGGCCTGGGTTAGTGCCGAACACGTTTTTGAAGGTCGGGGTGAAACCTGCTCCGCCTTGCTCGAGCATGATCCTGATCATGGTGGATCCGGCCAGTCGGATCGCCACGCGTATGACGTCGTCGCTTTCATCCATCAGCCTGGCTTTATCATCGGAAAGATAGTTGTTGATCATTGTTGCCCGATCAAGCGTCAAGACATCGAGATTCACCTCGAGCAACACCTCGTAGTCTTTCCAGGAGTCTTTCACTTTGTATCGCTTGAGGTTGGTTTGCTCAGACATGATTTAGCTCCTGCAGCTGGTGGACGCTGTGTTTGTGGGTGGCAAGAACTTGAGCGACAACGTGCGCTTCGGTGTCGGTCAGGTCTCCTTGGGCTTGGGCCATGGTTACCAGTGATTCAAGGCGGATTCGGGCATCGGTGGTTTTGCGCACCTGGTACTCAAATAACGCGGTACCGACGAGGCGGATCGTTACCAGATGGCGGGTGGCTTGCGCGCTTTGTTCGGGCGATGTGGTAGCCTTCACTTCGCTGCTGAGTTGGGTGTTTCCTAGCATGGGATGGCTCCTTTCAGTGGTTGGTGTCGGGGAGGTGCAACTCCTCGACATCCCTTTCACAACCGGTTCAGCCGGCCTTCGTTTAGTTCGAAATCTTCCGCACCAGGTGAATGACCAAGTCCTCGAGCTCGGTCTGTTCATCCGTGTCGTACTGCCATTCAAGTACTGCTTGTATTTGCTCCCGGCTGCACCCCAAGACGAGGATCTCGCGCTGGATACCGACAGCAGCGCGAACCTCAAGGATCTGAAGCAAGCCAGCTCGATCGTAGGCTTCCGCATGTATGGGCTTCGTGGGCGTTCCGAACCACTGCAACAACTCCCTGACATTGCGTAGTTGCTCTGTTGTTCCGTTCTTGCCTTCGCCGGTGATGACTTGGATATGCATGAGTATTTCCTCCGCTTGTGTTGATGGGTTGGTCAGGCCTTGAAAACCCAGCAGCGAACTGACTGGGGGATGGGATTGAGAGGGGTGCGCATCTGCAAGTTGGCCCGAACAGCGCTTTCGGTTGGGCGGCTTGCGTCGATGAACTTGTGGGTGCGACCTTCCTTCAACATCCGTCGCAGGACGCTCAAGTCTGGAATCCGCTGGCGGTGTTCCATGGCGACTTCGGCGAACTGGTTGAGGTTGATGGCGATCACCCCAGGGGTTTTGCTGTGATTGACCAGGGGCTCGCTGCTGAGCGATTCCAGGTAGTCGTACACCTGCCAGAACTCGTTCAGCTCTTGCGGATCGGTAGTGATTGCTGACTGGCGCTCACCAGCCATGCCGAGGATGTATTTGCGCGTGTCGCTGACCATCCGGTCGGACAAGGGGAGAACCAGCTGCAGGCAATCCACCAGGGCGAGCAGCATGCTGTGGTTGCGAATGACGCGGTCGGAGCCGAGCTTTTTGCTCGCCCACAGCTCGGCCCGGTACTTGGGGTACACCTCGGCAAAGCGGGCCATGATCTGCTGCTCTGCTTTCATGGCCTTGACCATGAAGTGGCTCACCTCTTCCACCTCTGTCTGCACGAGGGAGTCTGCTGCTGCGCGGCTTTCCTCGGTGATGTTGGGCTTAGGGAAGTACAGCTTGGCGATACGGCTCAGGATCGCCTCGTGGCCGACCACCGGGGCGTTCTGAGCGATCACGATGGAAGCGCGAAAGGGTGGCTCATAGGTGTCGTTGCTGTTGGTTTTGATGCCTCGCGTGCGCAGCAGACCGCCGCCGTAGAAGTCTTTGAACTCATCCCATTCGAATGACTTAGCGTTGTCGGCGTTGGAGTTGCGGTCAGCCTCAAGCAGCACCAGGGGGAGGTTGGCCACCTGGCCCATCGCACGGCTACGGCCAGATGTGGAACCTTTGGCAGGGTCGAAGCCTTCATACAGGCGTCCGAACAGCTTCCAGATGAACTTGATCAGGGTGGTTTTCCCTGAGTCCGGTTCGCCCGACATTTCCAGGAAGGGAAAGCTCTCGTATTCGGCGCGGATCTGCTCAGCGAACAGTGATCCGAACCAGTAGGTCAGGGCCACCAAGCCTTTTTCACCAAAGCACAGCCAGAGTTTGGGTAGCCAGTCGTCGCGGTAACCCTTCGCGTCCATCGACAAATTCATCTTTACCGTTTTCATCAGGCACTTGACCCGCTTTTTGCTGAGGTCGAAGTAGTCCTCTGCGTTGGCCTTGATGACGTTGCCGCCCTGGACGGCGATGTCGTTGAAGATGTAGGCCTTGTGATCCTTGCTGTAACCGATGAAGTCGATGGTCTCGACGGATTTCAGGCCTTCGGTCTGCCGAATGATGATCTGGTCCAGATGCTTTTGAGTGCCCAGCCAGGTCGCCCCGGAGTACATCAGGCGCGCCTTGAACTCGCTGCTCGAGGAGATCTGCTTTGGAGTGAAGGTGAATTTTTCCGGGGCGTTATCGCTGGGCGTGTCCACGCGGAAGTAGAACCACGCCTCACTGGTCACTTCGTTTACCTGTTTGTACAACGCCTCGAAGTTGCAGTTGGTGATCAGCTTGAGTGCGCAGACCGACTCCAGCACCTTGCGCCGCGCGTCTCGCTCGCTCAGCAGCTGGTCGTCGTGGTCGTCGCTGTTCAAAATCTCGCGTTGCTCTTCCTCGAGCTTGGACAGGTCGAACTTTGCCCAGTACATGCGGTTGCCGAACTCGAGGCAGAACTCCGAAGTGGCGTCCTCCCAGGTGTACATCAGCATGGCCTTTTCGCGGGGCGAGGCTGCCAGCAGGAGATCACCTTCATGACGAGCCACTTCCAGATCCCGCTTGCGCCTCTGATCGCGCTTCTCGCCTTCTTCAAACTGCCAACGCTGGTGCAGATCATTCCAATCGACCTTGCGCCCGTCCCTTTGTGGGATCAGGGCGGCAACACATTTAAAACCCAGCTCTCGCGCTTGTTTGGCCCAGCGCTGCAGGTACTTGCGTGCAGTGGGTTCGTTGTCCAGCGCCCATACCAACTTGGGGAGATTGCCCTTGCGTAGCGCAACCAACTCCTCAAGAGCGTGAGCCGGATAGACATTGCTGGACATGGCCGATACAGCTGCGATGTTGTTCTGATTCAGGCTGATGGCGTCGAAAATCCCCTCGACAATCCAGAGTTCTTCAACGGTGGCCAAGTCGACGGTGGGCGGACACCACCAGTACCCTTGGGCGCTGTATTTCGGCTTGAAACGGGCCTTCATCTTGCCGAAGCGTGACGGGCGATCGATCAGGCGCTCCCAGTACCCCCCGTTGGGCAGTGCAAAGCGTACGGTGGCACTGGCTTCGTTCAGGTCCTGGTTGAAATAGTTTTCTTGGGTGTACCAGCCAGTCATCAGCCCCGTATTCAAGCCGCGGGCGAACTCCAGGTATGCACGAGCCGTGGCAACAGGGTCGCTATCCGTCGAAGGGGCTCGCTTGCTCCAATCTTCGAACAGATCCTCGTAGAGCTCTTTAACGTGTGCGATATGGCCGCAGCGCTCCGGCCGGCCGCAGCGGATTTGCCAAGGTTTGTCGAAGCGGGCGTACAGCTCCTTTTTCCCACACGCGGGGCACTCACCGCCCCGCATGTAGTCGGTCCCTATGCGATGTTTCAGATTGAAATCATGTTCCAATCGTTGAAGGACGCTTGCGCGGAGATCTTCTTTCATCATGACTGCTACTTCGCTGTTTTAAGGCTGAGGGACAGCGCGGCCATCAGGCGTTTTTGGGCTGCCATCGCTGGTTTTTTCTTGAGAATCGAGCTGTGCCGTTCATCCTTCGGGACGTACCGGAATTCATCTGCGTACCAGTAGTCATTCAGGCTCACCTGGTACTGCGCACGGATAGCAGTCAGCAGCGCTTCGGCCTCGATCGAGAGCAGTTCTGTCTTGATAGTTACGGCGTTTCCCATAGTGAAACCTCGGTATTGGGCAAAGCTCACCCAAACCCACGGCTAGTAGGCTCAGGACATTGGTAATGAGGTGTTAGGTAGCGGGGGTGAGGCGTGTGCCGCGGCCGGCAGCAATCAGGTGTTCGTAGATCAAGTAAGCGGGCAGTGACCAAGTGCACCCACGAATGGGGTCAGTAATTACGATGTGATGGTCACTGCTCGCCTGCAGGTCGATCCGTTGGCGTGTGTTGATCGAAACAAGATCCGTGTAGGCCTGGTGCACCAGGTGCGTAGCTAGCGACTCTTTTACTTCGAGGCTTTCGACCAGGTGATTGATTGTCCGGGAAAGGAACTGACCAAAATCGCCCAGATGTTCGCCCTGATGACGTTCGAGGAACGCCAGCGCGGCAGCGCGAATAGTTTCCTGATAATCCATATCTGCGACGTTATTCATTGAGCACCCCCTGATTTGTTGCGGTACAAGTCGATCGCTGCCAGCACTTCTGCGTGACGTGCTGCCATATGCAGGTTGTGGGCATTGAGTATGTGTTCCGCTTCGATTTCGGAAATGCAGCCGTCCGCCAACGCCTTTGCAATTTCTTGATCAACACACCCGCGCTTGGCTGCGACGTTTACCGAGAGGGTGTACATCTCCACGTTGTCCAGGCTCTCAGGGTCTGCCACCGGCACGAACAAACCGCCATACATTGACGCGATGTAGTTGGGAAGATGTTGAGTGCCAGTTTCCTGCTCCAGTTGGTAGAGCTGGGAATCTGATAACGGGCGACTGTTGTTGTTTTCGTAAGCGTGGTTGTCGAATTTTTTAAGCGCCAAACCTATGCGCGCTGCAGCGCATTCCCGGCCACCTGGGTAACTACAGATAATGGCGCTGACAACTTCCCGGCGAGTCTTTAGAACTGAACTTTTCATGTTCTGTTTTTCCCTGTGGCTTCGTGCCATTACTCTTCAATTACGCCGTCTTTGATACCGAGCAACACGGCGGCGCGATGTGCCTCCCCTCGGCGACCTTTTCGACGACCATTGAGAAGGTCGCTGACCAAATTCTTGTTCAGATCATGAAGCCGACAAAATTCCGCAATGCTCATCCCCTTTCGATCAAGCGCTGCGCGGGCTTGCTCCGGCGTAACTGGCACGGGCATAGTGTGTTGCCTCCTGTTGATACGGGTTGTTTTGTGTTCATTGGTGGTGATTATGCACGTTATTTTGGTCTTGTACAGGGTGAGTGCTTGAAAAATTGTGCGTCTGAATCCGTATCAGAGAGATCGGTTGGGGATCGCTTACGTGACGAACGAGTCAGGTTGGGTCTCAATCAAGAGGATTTGGCCCAAGCAGGAGCTGTGAACCGCAATACTCAAGGCAGCTATGAGCGTGGCGCCAGGCACCCTGATACGGCCTATTTGAGGGCTATCGCAGGGCTGGGAGTGGATATTGTTTATGTGCTTACTGGGCAAAAAGCACTGGGCGAAGGTTTGAATGCGACGGAGGCTCGAATTATTGAGCAATTCAGAAGCATCACTCCATTCGACCAGGAAGCGATCACTCGTTTCCTGCAAGCCATGGCGGACGATGCTGCCCGACAGTCGAAGTAACATGTAACAACGCGTGTTCGACATTCGTCGCCCCTTTGTACTAAAGCGAGGTCCAGCCCCGTCAACTTCGGTTCAGCAATGCACTTTAAGGAGTAGTACGCATGTTGGATCGCAAGAAGAACGACCTTGGCAATACAGGAACTACCGAGTTCGAATGGTCTGGACTGACCAAAATTGAACGGCGCCTTATCGACCTATACCGTCGACTGAGTGAGCAGGAACAACTTCAATTGCGTCGTGTTTCCGAGGTCTTGGCTACCAAGCCGGAGGAGACTCCCGTCAGCTGATAGCCAAGCCATGTAATCGGTCGCCGGCACTTTGGGTCGGCGATTTGCCCATCACGCCACAGCCTGCGATCCCAACTGATCAAACAGCTCTCGCTGTTTCGCCCTGGGCATGTCCTTCAACCGATCGAACAGCATCCTGTCAAACGTCTGCGCCGACGGGCTCAGCGTGTGAGAAAACGTCAGCTCTGCGACCCATGTGTGCCCGCACTTTGCGTCCAGGCACTGGCAGTAGAGCTTCACGAAATCGACGGAAAATTTCTCTCTCGAAGAGATCCGTCCTTTGTGTCCGCACTTGCATTCAACTCGCATTGTGTCCCTCCCCAGGGCGTCCAATCGCCACTATATTGCCACAATACGTAGTGGCAATCTCTTGGCTATGCGCTGGATGTAGTGGAATCAACTGCTGTAGCAGGTTCTCGCCAGTTAAATCGCCTATCTCCGCGTAACGCGTCATTCAGTTGATTGAACAGCTGACAGATGGGTCTGATCTCGTTGCTGGTGTACACCCGATCGATCTTTTCAATGTCGCCAAAGCCAGCGTTGTTTTCCGGGATGATGCCGGCCAGCGCCGGATTCATGCGCCAGGCGGCGATCACGTCATTGCGGGTGATGTTCTTGACCTTCTCCAGCTCGTCCTTGGCCTGGAAATCCCCCACGGGGATGATCTGAATGGCGTTCTCCTTGCCATTCGGGATGTTGACGAACATCGAGCGGAAGTTGCCCACACCCTTGCTCGCGCTGATCTGTGCGCGCAGGTTCTCCTCGTCCTCTTCGGTCAGATCGGGATCGTTGGTGTAGAAGATGTAACCGGCGTGCGCACCGTTGCTGTAGTAGCGCCGGCGAAATAGTGTCGCCGCCTCGTTGAGCAGGAGCGCCTGCAGGCCTCCCAGGTAGTCCGGAATGCCGTAAATGGTCTGCTCGACGTCGTAGTCCATGACGTGCTCAATCTCGTCCTGGTCGAAGTCCATGAACTTGTTATCCGGGAGCAACATCCGGAAGCCACCGTCTACTTTCACCCGCATGTTGATGGCTGGCAGGTGCTGCAGCTCTAGGACCTGGCCGAAGGCGTTGACGTCGCGATAGAAGAACGCATCGCCGAATACCATGTAGTCCAGGCCCGCGCAGCCCATTGTTCGGGCGCTGCAGCCGTCGGAGGGGATGAACTCACGCAGCAACAGGTTGCGTTTGAACTTCGGAATGGCGCCGTGGTGCGCATTGGCGCGCAGCAGCTTGGCCAAGCCGGTGCGCGACACTGGTGGCTTGTAGATCTCGCCGTCGTCGCTGGGAAACACCCCCACGTACTCGCCTATGTTTCCCGACAACACTTGTTCGGGTTCCCCGAACGTGAACGCCCGCATGGGCTGTGGCTGTCGTACCTGCTGGCTGACCTGGCGTTTTTTGTGTCGAGGATTGGGCATTGTTTCCACTCGTGACGTAGCGGCTACGGCGCCGCTTGTTGGTGTTCAAGGGTTCGTTGGCCAAGGCGTGCATGACCGCCCAGGCGATGTCAGCGTGGCCGGTGGCGTCGGTGCGCGAAGCGCTATAGGTGACCTGGCCGCTGTTGGTGGTGCCGCGCTTAATGGTCAGGAACGCCTGGGCGATATCGGT